TACAGAGACGAGAAGTTGGTGAAGTGGGGTAAGCCTCTAGTTTGGATCGCCAACCGAGATCCGAGGGATCAGTTGAGGGACATGATATCACGAGATTACTCTGAGGAACAATGTAACAATGATGTTTATTGGATGGAGGGAAACGCTATTTTTGTGGACATAGGGTCCGAAACTATCATTTCTCGTTCCAGTAGTACGTAGTGTTGGAGGTGATCGTCATCTCATCGGTAGTTTCCGTAGGAGCTGGACAATGGAAAAAGTCTGCGACAAAGATATTTCCAACACCAATCTTGCTGTCCACCGAGAAGGGTGACACATCTACTGCCGTGCCGTTCTCTTCATCATTGTACTGTAACGTCTTGCCGATACGGGTATAGTGCTTGACGATCTTCGCTCGGGATGAGTCATTACCAGAGCTAATATTGGTGAATCGGTCCGAGTGAATATTGACGCGAGACCGGTCAACAGGGGCTTTCATGGGATCCTGCCAGTCAACACCTATGGTACCCTTAAACAAGAGACCAATAAGGGTAACGGCAAGTTCTTGCCATACACCGGTGGACGTGCCAGAAAGGTCACGGAAGACTCTGCGAGTAATATCGCCGCTTGCAGGTTCGACTCCAATGGCTGCATTAAGTGTTGACGTCAGAGTGTCCTTTGTTGAGAACATTATCCGACGGTGCCACCACTGAACAGACGTGTTGGGAACTAGTCTGTAAGTCTCGGCTACGCCTGTAACGTAGGTGCGGGTAGCGGTTCTCCTGGCGGCGTACGAATAATTGCTGGGCTGAAGCCACCGGTGGCTGAGGTTGGCGACGGTCACATGGACCCGCTGATTGGACTGGTTGCCTGTGTCCTGGCGGACTGTGAAGGGTTGCCCAATCGTTGGCTGCGCTGTAGGGTCCGGGTTCGTACCAGCAGAGGCAGCAGAAAGCATCGTGTCGCGTTTCTTTTTGGCCATCATTTTGATCATAGATCGTTTGGATGCAGGCCGTTTGCGGGTGTAGCGTCGCGTTTTCGCGGTGTAGCGAGAGGGCCGTGCGAAAGACCGGCGTTTGGGTCCGGACCTGCCGTAAGTCCGACGGCTTTTGCGGGTGTATCGGGAGTAAGCCATTTTGCGATGTCATTGATTTGGAATCAAAGGGGGGACGGGCCACTACTTATAGTGTGTCCTGTGTCCTGTGTCCTGTCTGATAATATTAATTTCGACAGGACACACTTCGTCACATGACTTTTATTCTCAATGCCCGCTACTTTCTTGTTACGTACCCGCAATCTAATGGCCTCGATGAGTGGGCCGTTAACAACCATTTCGGATCACTTGGAGCAGAGTGTATCGTGGCCCGAGAGGATCATGCTGATGGAGGTACTCATCTCCATGTTTTCTGCGATTTCGGAAGAAAATTTCGATCCCGACGAGCCGACATTTTTGATGTTGGAGGCTACCACCCGAACATTGAACGGAGTAAAAGGAATCCTCGAAAGGGTGCACAATACGCGTGCAAGGACGGAGACATTGTTGCAGGAGGACTCGACGTCCCTAGCCTCGCCACTAGTATTATTCCAGCAGCTCAAGACCCGGGGTCTACTCTTGTCTGCGCGGAGAATCAGCGAGAATTTTTCGAACTTGCTGAGGACATCTGTCCTTGGGACCTCATCACGAAATTTGGGAGTATGTTCGCCTACGCAAAATGGAAGTGGCCCGAGCTGGCAGAACCATATGAGAGTCCCGCCGGGTTCACCATTGCAGATGGAGCTTTTCCTGAGTTGGTTAGCTGGAGAACTGGAGCTATGGAACACGCAGGTATGTTTATCTTGACCGTCGATCCGGAGGGGGGTGCGCCGCGTCCCGCGGGTCGCTAAGGCTCCGGTCCCCCCCTCCTACTCTCGAGGTCGCTTTTTTTTCTACATCTCTATTAGGGGTTGAGATGATATGTTCATTTGCTGACTAAGCATAGGAGGAAGAATTAAGTCTCTAGTGCTTATTGGGGACGCTCTGACCGGGAAGACCACGTGGGCGAGAATGATTGGTAATCACCTCTACATGAAAGAGAGGTACAATGCCAAGCAGGCATCTCTCGCGGATGGCGTGGACTATGGCGTCATTGATGACATCAGTGGTGGTATCAAATACTTTCCACATTGGAAGAGCTGGTTTGGAGGTCAACCCCACATTCAAGTGAAGATTCTCTACAGAGACGAGAAGTTGGTGAAGTGGGGTAAGCCTCTAGTTTGGATCGCCAACCGAGATCCGAGGGATCAGTTGAGGGACATGATATCACGAGATTACTCTGAGGAACAATGTAACAATG